ACGATGAGTATGAAGCTGGCTCAGAAAGTATTGAGTTTACCATCGAGCAAATCAATGCATTGCTTGAGTCCATTGGGTCTAACAAACTCAAAGCATTGTTCAGCGTGTCAGGCACTATCAGCTTTACTATCTGCGATGTTGAAGCTGAAGACCAGAATGCTGCTGAAGAAGAGGTAGCAGATTACCTTAGCCACGACTATCAAGGCAGTGGTATGGTCGATACCTTTGAGATAGAGATTGACTCTTACTCAAGATAAATATTCGGGGCTACCTGCGTGACGCCTCTCCGTGTGGTAGCCTTCGGATACTGAAGGCGGGTCAGTTTTGTAGTCTCCTTTACTGGCCCGCCTCTTTATAAGGAGACGGGGACACAATGAACAAAGTCGAAATACAACGGGACAGGTATGGTCGCCCGCTTGTTGTTCCGCCCAAGGGACGCAAGCCAGTCGCTTATACACGCGCCACAACTATAGCCAATAGTCTTGATGACCCATCAGCATTGACCGCCTGGAAGATGCGAATGGCAGCCATCGGCTTGTCAGTACGTAGTGATTTACTACTTGCTATCAATGCAGCACAAGACGATAAGATGGCTATCAATAGGTACATAGAAGATGCGATGGAAGTAGCCGGTGCTAGCAAAGCAGCCACCATCGGCACAGCTTTACACGCATTCACCGAGAAGATAGATTTGGGACAGGAACTAGGACCAGTCCCAGAACAGTGGGCAGGGGACTTAGTTGCCTACGAAAACGCTACAAAAAAACTGAATAAAATCTTCATTGAACAGTTCAGTGTGCTAGACAAATATAAAATTGCTGGCACGCCAGACAGGGTTGTTGAGTATCAAGGTGAGCGGTTCATAGCCGACATCAAGACTGGTCGCATAGACCACCCCAACAACATCGCAATTCAGTTAGCAATCTATGCTAACGGGTTGCCTTATGACGTGGCTACGGCAACCCGAGGTTCGTGGGGCGAAGTCAATAAAGACAAAGCCATCATTATCCATTTACCGGCAGGCACTGGAGCGTGCAAGTTAGTATGGATAGACATAGCCGAGGGTTGGCGTGGTCTACAATTTGCAATGAAGGTCAGAAAGTGGCGAGACAAAAAAGGTCTAGCCAATCCATTCACTGAGTAAGGAGAAGATAGTGTCTTCAACCGAAGCACCCATCAGTATCACAGTCAAGTCAGCAGCAGGCAGTTTGATTACCGTTCGTGCCGAAACCGGAGAACAACTCGATACCCTCGTAGCAGAGGCACTAGCGTCAATCACATCTGCATATACGGAGTTGGAAGCAGCAGTAAAAAACTCCCATAGCCCAGCACAAATGTCAGCTACACAAGTGGCAGCATCGCTGGGCGCTTCTATCGTAGATACAACACCAGCCCCAGTAGCAGCACCACAAGATTCTTGGGCAAACACATCAGCACCATCCATTGCAGGTGGACGTAACTGCCCACACGGCAAGATGACGGCGATTCAAGGAACAGGTAAAGACGGTAAACTCTATCGAGGTTACTTCTGCCCAGCCCCTAAGGGTGCATTTGATAAGTGCAAGAATGTCTATGCACGTATCGGTACACCAGAGTGGAACACATTCGTACCAGACCAGGTGAAATGAGAACTCTCAAACGTAGTATCAACAAAGCCGAAGTGGGTGGCGAGCCATTGCCACCCGCTTTTGCGGCATTTGAGCGAGCAGGAATTATCCTCCGCCGTGCCGAGATAACAATGATTGCTGGCACCCCAGGTGCAGGTAAGTCATCAGTTGCGCTAGCCATAGCAGCAAAGGCTAAGGTTCCTACGCTTTACTTCAGCGCGGATACCAACGCTCATACTATGGCGATGCGATTAGTTGCTATGTCCAGCCGTATCTCACAGCAAGCAGCAGAGCAGTTGTTGAAGAAAGACCCAGCCCAAGCAGAACAGGTTCTTGTAGTCAACAACCATCTCTTCTGGTCATTCGAGTCAACCCCAACCCTCAAGGATTTAGATGATGAAGTCTCTGCATTCGAGACAGTATGGGGTAGAAGTCCAACACTTATTGTTGTAGATAACCTTATGGATATTGCAATGGATGGACACGAAGAGTTCCAAGGTATGCGAGCAGCGATGAAAGAGTTGAAATATCTTGCTAGAGATACCAACTCAGCAGTGCTAGTCCTGCATCACACCAAGGAGGGATTCGAGGGCTATCCCTGCCAACCACGGTCAGCCATTCAGGGTCTGGTCAACCAGATTCCAGCAATGATTCTGACTATTGGACAGATGAAGCAAGGCGATGACAGCTATCTCTGCGTAGCCCCAGTCAAGAACAGATACGGGCGAGCAGACCAGACCGGCAACAATTATGTTAGCCTAGCTTTCAATCCAGAGAATATGTACCTAGATGATGTTCAAGTAAAGTATATGCAGGAGGCTATGTATGGAGACTAAAGTGTGGGAAAACTCTTATACCAAAGAAGATATCGAAACATTACTTGGCAAGCCACTATCCGATGGCGAGTGGAACAGCATTGCCGATGAGCTATATAACAACGATAGACTATACGAACTCATTACTACTGAAGTAATGAAGATTGTTTACGAAACGATTGAGTAATCCAGCCAAGCGTAAAGGTAGCCAGGCAGAACGCGATGTCGTTGCCTGGCTCAAAGCCAATGGTTTTCCCTACGCAGACCGTCGAGTAGCCGGAGCCACCCTTGATAAAGGCGATATATCCGGTGTGCTAGGAGTAACCATTGAGATAAAGAATCACGCAAAGCTAGACTTAGCAGGTTGGACAGCAGAACTAGAAATAGAAATGAAGAATGATACCGCTTGGACTGGTGCAGTATTGCACAAGCGCAAGGGTAAGGGAGATGTTGGCGAGTGGTATGCCACAATGCCAGCTAAGATTTGGATTGAACTTATAAAGAAAGCAATGAATGGACAAACATAGTATCGCCGCATACCTAGAGTATGTGGGCGCCACCCTGCCAGCGCACGGCAGTGGTTGGCGCAAGATAAAATGTCCATTCCACCCAGATAGACACGCCTCAGCAGGCGTCAACTTTGACGAAGAAAGATTCAAGTGCCACGGATGCGGAGTCGGTGGTGATGTTTACGATTTGATTATGCAAAGAGAAGGAGGCAACTATCGTGAGGCTGTCAAATTCGCAGAGACAATTTCTCCTACAGGCAACCCAAGAGTACGCCCAGCACATACATCAAGCAACAGATTATCTAGCAACAAGAAATCTATCGGTAGAAGAAGCCAGGAAGTTTCATCTAGGGGTAGTGGACAATCCATTGCCCGGTCACGAAGGCTACAAGGGTAAGCTGGTCATCCCATATCTCAGCCCATCAGGGGTGGTTGACCTGCGGTTTCGTTCCATTCACGGTGAAGACCCCAAGTACATTGGTCTTCCAGGAGCTAAGACTACGATGTTCAATGCTCAGGCAGTACTGACTGCCGAGCATTATATCTGCGTCACCGAAGGTGAGGTTGACTGCATCACAGTATCAGTCAAGACTGGACACCCAGCAGTAGGTATCCCAGGTGCTAACAATTGGAAGCCATTCTATAGCAAGATACTTGATGACTTTGAGACAGTCATAGTACTTGCGGATGGCGACAGCCCAGGGTTAGAGTTTGGTAAAAAGATAAGCAGAGAACTTGGCAATGTCAATATAGTGCAGATGCCAGAAGGGCACGACGTCAATAGCATAGTTATGCAAGAGGGCATAGGATTTCTAGAAGACAAGATTAGGAAGTGTATCAATGGGTAACATAACAGATGTTTGGGAATTCATCAAAGAGAATCCCAAGGTCATAGGCATTCCCCTATCAGAAAGAAAGGGTCTTGATTTACTATCTGCATTGAGAGACGTATACGAGACGAACAAAACAAACCACGATGCAGCACAGAACCTACTTACATTACTGGCTAATGTATTAGTAGCTTCAGCTCAAGGCGATGGCGATGCCATAGTCCAGGAAGTAATCATTCAAGACGCAATGATGGACTTAGACAACTCACTGAAAGGAATATTAGATGAAGGACGTTAAAGATTTAGAAACAATTCTTGGCGAGTTATCCACAGTAATGATTCGTAAGCACCAAGACTACGGCCCATACAATATAGCCCACGCTCCAGGCGGGGCTATGAATGGCCTTATTGTGCGTATGCACGACAAGATGGAACGGCTACAGAACCTATACTTCCACCGCAAAGGCGACACGCCGAACTATGAATCCCTTGAAGATACCCTGCAAGACCTAGCAAACTATGCCATAATTGGACTATTGGTACAAAGGGGTCAATGGGAAGGGACCGATGGAGCCGACATATCTAGGTGAGTATGACACCCTAGTGTCGACCCTTGCTGCCGAGTACCATCGTAGATATCCAATGGTTGAAGCACCAGATATCAAACAAATACTTTGGCTCTGGTTTGTTACCCATCCCACCAAGTATTCCGAATGGTCTAACCTAGAACAAAAAGACAAAGACAAACTAATAGCCAAGTCTTTACGCAATGCAGCCCTCAAGTTTTGCGAACGAGAAAAAGCTAAGGCAACAGGCTACGAGATAGTAGACCTTTACTACTACGACTCATCAGTTATTGAAGCCTTTCTTCCCAGCATCATTGCCGAGTCGTATGAAATACCAGCCAAAATAAAAGACTTGAACTTCAAGTTCAGCAAGTCAGAGTCTTCAACGGACAATAACAACTGGCTAGTGCTTAGGTCAGATATAGCCAATGCTTTCTACAAGCTCACAGAGGCTAAACAAAATGTGCTTCGAGTCAGATTTAGTACAGACAACAGCGAGTGGAACACGGTAGCAAAGGACCTTAGCACCTCAGTAGACGGGGCTAGGATGAAAGTCCAACGGGCTATTGCATCCATCATAAAAAATTTAGGTGGTTGGAAACCACACGAAGATGCCGATACGCTCAACGAGGAAGTGGACGATGAGCGAGGAGAGTAAAGACATT